TTGAATCCCTTAATATGCAGAACTTAGAGGGTCCTCATGTTCTTGCGCGTAGAAATATTCTCGAAAACATTGCAAATGCGGTCGATATGCCAGTCAAACTCCTCACTCAAGAGTCTTTCGCAGAAGGTTTTGGAGAAGGATCTGAAGATGCGAAAGCCGTGGCGCGCTACATGGACCGTCTTCGGGAGACGATGGACCCTGTATATCGATTCTTAGATCGAATTGTAATGCATCGGGCATGGAGTCCATCATTTTTTGAGTCTATGAGAGTGCAGTTTCCTGAGTATTACGGGAAAATACCATATAAGGAAGCCTTTTATCAATGGTTGAATAGTTTTCAAGCTATATGGCCTTCGTATTTGCGCGAACCTGACTCTGATCAGGTCAAGGTTGACGACACAAAAATGAAGGCAGCTATCTCGATTTACCAAATTCTTCAGTTTGATTTTGATCCAGAGAACAAAGCACGACTGATTGCATGGATTGCTGATGCTGTCACAAACAATAAGCTCCTATATTCGAGTCCATTAAACCTTGATTATGAGAAATTACTTAAACAATTGAAGCAAGATCATAAATTTAAGGTAGACCAACAAAAAGCGGGTTTGGAGCCTGAAGAAAACGTACCTGATTTCCCCAAAGTTAAGATGGCACGCGCTGATTCTGGTGAAACAGGCGTAATTCAGCTTCTTGAGCATTTGAAAAATGCCGCTAAATAGTGAAATTGCAAGTTCTTTAACGTATTTGCGGAAGAAATACAGAGTTTCGGAGCGCGATTTGGTTGCTTTAGCGAAAAAATTGCAAGTTGAACCAGAAAATGAAGAAACTTGGGAAGAAATCACTCGGAATTACCTAAAACAGCGAAGAATTAGACAATTAAGTAGAGCAACAAGATAATGCCTCTCACTTCAAAAGGCAAAGAAATCAGGTCTGCTCTTGTTAAAGAGTATGGTCATGATAAAGGCCGACAGGTTTTCTACGCTATGAAGAATGAAGGTAAGATTACTGGTGTTGATGATGCTCACATCGCTCCGCATCTTAAGGGTATTATCACGAAATTACGTGATGGTGCGATTGCATTGACAGCTAGGATGGATGCTTTCCAACAGCAACAACATCAGCGTAAACCTAAAGACGTAAAGCCGCGTACCAAGGATGGAATGCAACCGTCTAATCCACATCCTAAGGAAGTTGGATGACTACTGTCGCGGCAGGAATTCTTTTTAAATCTCCGAATGGGCGTATATTGCTCTGCCGTCGTACTGATGGGCTGGGGTGGTGTACCCCTGGAGGAGTGCAGAAAGATGGAGAAACCATCGAATCTTGTGCTGTTCGAGAATGTCTCGAAGAAACAGCCTATAACCCCGGACATGCTGGAAAATTACTTACTCGCCGTATCAGAGATGATGTTGATTTCACAACTTTCTTATATAACTGCGACGATGAATTTACTCCAAGGCTTAACCACGAACACGATGCTCATGTCTGGATTAATCCGGACTACGCGACTACATTAAGTCTTCATCCTGGTGTAATCATTGCTTTGCGTAAGATGAAAGGAATGAATGAACTGGAGCTGGCTGAAGCAATAAAGGATGAAGAACTTGTATCACCACAATATATTGAAAATATCTGCTTGGTCGATATGCGGATCAGTGGTACTGGATTTAGTTTCCGACCTAAACTCAATGAGTGGGTCTATCGGCGTGATACCATTTATCTCTCTCCTGAGTTTCTGCGTCGTTGTAGTGGTATACCTATTATACTTGATCATCCGAGCTCGCAAATTCTAAATTCCGATGAATTTTCTAAGCGTGTTGTAGGAACGATGTTCATTGCGTATATTAAAGGAGATGAAGTTTGGGGAATAGCAAAGATCTATGACAAAGGCGCAATGGTTGCTATTGTCAACAATCAGTTATCTACTTCTCCTAGCGTTGTTTTCAGAGACCCTAAAGTCAATTATAATTTGGAAATGGAAGATGGAGCTAACCTTCTGGTTGAAGGTAATCCAAGCTTTGTCGATCATTTAGCTATTTGTGAAAAAGGCGTATGGGATAAAGGTGGTGATGCCAGCGGTATTCGTATTGATAATGATTCTGAAGCTTCTGGTCAATTGACTGAACAAACTGTCACCGCAAAGAAAGATATGAGTGAGTTACCAGCTCCATCACTACCTCCTCAAGGAGTTAGTGATGTTCCAGCAGGACCGATGCAAGGTATTCCACCCGGTTTAGCTGGACTTGCTGATGGGTTGAATAGGTTTACAGATCGACTTGCTAGTTTCATGGCAAGGAAGGATTTAATGGTTCGCTGAGTCGCGCGGCGTCTCGCGATAAACGAAGCCTGCAACATAGGAGATTAACATGGCAGGAACTGTGAGCGTCGACGCACTTCTAGCCGACGCGGTTTCGAAGATGGATGCTCTCAACAAGCGCATGGACGCACTTGAAGTGGGCGAAAAGAATATCATCAAGGGAGATGATGATGATGACGACAAGAAGTCAGACGGTGCGGGCGCAAAGGCTCGTGGGGACGACGATGACGATGATGACGGGAGCAAAAAGGATGGCATTACCGCTCCCAAGACGAGGATCAAGGATGACGACGGCGATAAGAAAAAGGATGATGCAAGCGTCGCTGCGGCCAAGGTGACAGGCGACACCAAGAAGGCCGATACCAAGAAGGCCGACGCCAAGAAGGCCGACGCCAAGAAGGCGGATGACGGCGAACTTGAGATCAAGCACGGCAAGGAGAAGGGCGACTCGTCGAAGAAGGCCGATGATGACGACGACAAGAAATCCGACGACGATGACGATGACAAGAAGTCGGATGATTTCCCTCCCAAGAAAGGGGAGAAAGACGATTCGGCGCGTGCTGATGAAATCGTAAGCCTTCGCCAGCAGATCGAGCGGCTCAGTGCCATGATGAAGCCTCGGTCTGACGACGAACATGCAGCCTTCGCGGATGCGCAAGCTCGCGCCGATGCCGTATTCAATGGATTTGGAACTCGTGCTCCTCGTCCTCTCGAGGGTGAAGTCCTCCTGGACTATCGGAAGCGGCTTGCTACCAAGCTGAAGACTCATTCTATTGCTTGGAAGGGCGTGAAGCTTTCCCAACTCCCGGAAGAGGCTTTTGGTATTGCTGAGAGCCAAATCTACGCAGACGCGGATACCGCTGCCGCTAACCCGGTTGATCTGGGAGAGGGTGAGTTGCGGACTGTTACCAAGATCGATCCATCGACCGGAGTGCGGTCGAATGTCTTCTATGGCAAAGAGTCCTTTGTCAAGGCGATGGGTCGTCCGGGGCGCAGGGTTTCTTCTTTCCGTACCTTGCAATCTGTTTAATCTTCTCCCGAACTCTTGAAGAAGGACTAGAGGCATCATGGTAGCAAATATCGCATTCAACCCTTATCTCCAGACTAATGCGGCTGGAATGTTCACCGTTGAGTCCGATGGACTCATTGTTGGTACAGCTTTCCCTGATCCGGCGGCACGCTTCGCGCTTTCCGGTGGCTGGCTAGCGACAGCAGAAACTCTGCCGATGTTCGGCGGAGTGGCCATTTCCGAAAACGTCGCAACGGAGCGGTCTACTGCTCCGGCAACTCCGACACGAGCAGATATTGCGTTGGGTCCTGTAATTGCTCGCGCGACAGCTTACGCGAACCTTACCGGGTTTAGCGTATTTGATCAGAACTATGCGGCGGTGAATACTCCACAATCTCCGGTTCCTGTAGTCGGAAGCGGTGGAATGGTGAATTTCTATCGCCTCGGTTCTGGTGCTCGTGTGGCATTGGCCATTGATCCAACGTTGGTGACGTTGGAAGGTGGTCTTATCACCGCACAAGTTTCGTGGGACTTTACTAACCAGAAGATCATTGCCTTTGCGACAACGGCATTGGCAGTGAAGATTCTATCCATCAAGTCCTCGGGATGCATGGTTCCATCGTACTCTGCTGGAACTGGTTTCGTTACTTGGAATTACAACGGAGCAGCGGCAGTCTGCTTGCTGTAAACTTCAACCTGGACCCAGGCCGGGGCCAACTCTGGCCTAACCTAACCATAGGAGAGACACATGGGTTCGATCGCTCCGGCATTTGTTCAGGTACATCCTTCCTATATGATGCCTGATACACTTATGCCTTATTCCCAGGCTTCTGGGGCGTTTGAGTTGCTTGCCAGTGGCGCGCCACTCATTCGACTTTCTGAGGGTGATCTGTACGCTTACATCAAGCGTGTAGATCTTCGCACGAGGATGGCGGCTGGTCAATCTTCCTATAACCAGTTGCCCGGTGTTTCGTTTGCGATGTCGCAGATCAGTGCTCCAACGTACCTCCTGCGGGTTCGTGCAGAATACGACCACCACGACACGGCGGCGATGGCACGATGGGGTCTCTCAATCGTCGATGCGCATCGTCTTGGAATGCGGCAGGCGACGTTCCAGCTCATTCGGAATGGATTGCTGTACGGCTTCAATCCGGCTAATGGCGAAGGTCTCGTCAATGCCAGCGGAGCCACGGCAGTCAGTCTCCCGGCAGATAGCGCCGGGAATACTACGGTCGTTACATATGATAACGGCCAGATGGCATTCTTCTTGATATCTTTAATTAGTGCCATCAAGTCCAGGACCAATCAACTCGGCATTGGGCGTAAGTTCGTGTTCGTTGGCCCGCAGCGAACTCTCGGTGCCATGGAATATCAGAATATCGTTCAGCTCACCAGTTATCAGCGGGTCGGTGCTGGTTCTACATCTACGGCGGGTGTTGTCAAAGACGTTTTGGAAATGAACGATGACGAAATCATCTGGGCCTATGACGATACGCTTATCGGCAAGGGCGCAGGTGGCAACGACGCGGTGATCATCGTTATGCCTGAGGTGGAGGAGCCGAAAGGTGCGAGGATTAATACCAACGAATTCGCAAAGCTAACTCCTTCAATGACAGCGTGTACACTCCAGCTTTGCGATATGGCGGCTCCACGCGAAATCCCAGTTCCGCTCGCCGGCGGAGCGATCGACGTGCTCGCCGAGCAGCGTGTCACTTCCGGTTGGGCCGTCCGTCCGGAGGCGGTTACTATCGTGACGATGCAGTATCAATAAGTAAGTG